GACACCGCCCGCAACGACGCTGCCACGCAAGTCAAGCGCGTCATCAGCACTGGCGCCCCTAGCACTTCCCCCATCGCCTTCATCCTGGCGCTTGGCAGCAAGACCGTCACCCTCAACGCCTTCATCACCAGTGCCTCCTACGGCGCCAGCGTTGGCGAAGTGGTGAGCGCCCAGATCAGCTTCCAGGGTTCTGGTGCTGCAACAGGAGTGGCCATCTAATGTCCACCTACCTTGGCGCTTACGGTCGCGTCGCCCTCCGCCGCAAAAGCGACGAAGGCGAAAAAACCTCTGTCGTCAACGCCAGTGACATCAACGTCACTGGCCGCCGATTCAGCTTCGACTTCGAGCCCGGCTTCCTGATCAGCGGCGACGAGGTGGAGATCACCAGCACCAACGGCGTTGTCCTTGGCTTCGTTGGTACTGATGGGTGGGCCAATAACACCAAGCAAAGCAGTGGCAAGTGGTACGTCTTCGTCGATGACATGGGCGGTATCCGCCTCTACAACAACTTCGCCGCATCCCTTGACGGCGAACAAGCCTCGGCCATCACGCTTGCCTCCATCGCCTCTGACATCCCCATCCGCGTCAAGGTCGAAAACGCCAGCACGCGTTTGCTTGGGGCAGTCACCTCCTACGAGATCAATACCAACCGCGAGGCCATCGACGTTACGGCCCTGTCGGAAGAGTTCCGCAGCCAGTACAGCGGCCTGATGTCCGGCTCGGGCACCATCTCCTGCCACTGGGACTACCTCGACACCGTCGCAGAAAGCGGCAACTACCTGCTGCAGCTAATCCTCCGCACCGAAGTTGGCAGCGAGTTTGACGCCGAACTGTTCGTCAAAACCGCTGGTTACTCCCCGACAGGCCAACAAGACGAATTAAACGACAAAATCTACTACAGTATTAGTGCAATCATTACAAACGCAGCCGTTGCGTTCCAGCCTGGCTCGATTGTTGAGGTGACAGCCGACTTCATCACAACAGGTCCTATCCGCCTTCGCACTGGCGCAGGGCAGATCGGCTACTTGCTGCAGGAAAACGGCGATAGACTTGAGCTTGAGCAAGACGCCAGCTCGTACCTAACTCTGGAGCAGGAGGGCTAACCCTTGGCAGACCTCAAAATTACAGAGCTGCAGGCTCTAGCTGGCGCCAACCTCGCAGCCACGGACGAACTGGCCGTCGCGGACATCAGCGCCAGCGAAACCAAGAAAATCACGGTCAGCGACCTCATCGCATACGGCGCCGACCTCATCTCGAACGCCGAGATCCCGAGCGCGAAGATCAGCTTTGCCACTGGCTCCATCGTCGAGGCATCGCTTGCCACTGGCTCTGTCACTGCCACCAAAATTGGCGCCGACGCTGTAACCGCCGCCAAACTCGGAGACCAAAGCACCTGCATCGTCGCCGCCAGCAAAGCTGCCCTCGACGCAGTCACTGGCGACTTTATCGGCCAACTCGGCTTCACCACTGACACCGTCAAGATCTACCTCTGGCAGAACAGCACTTGGAACTCGGTTAAAGCTGCTGGCTCGATCAACACGATCACGGCTGACACCAGCGGCATCGTCAACATCACCGTCAGCACCAGCGGCGACACCGCCACTGTTGGCACCAGCCTCGACAACACAGGCGCCGCCGGCCAATTCCTTGCAGGCCCGACTGGTTCTGCTGGAGCCGTCAGCTACCGCACCATTGCTGGTGCAGACCTGCCCACGGCCACCACTAGCGCAAAGGGCGGCGTCATCATCAACGGTGGCGGCCTGACGATGAGCGGCTCGACTGCCGTCATTAACAACACTGTCACCCCCGTTAGTGACCAACTTCGCAAGGTCAGTTACAACGCACAAGGCCTGATCACTGCCAGCACCAGCGTCGCAGGCGGCGACCTCCCTGTTGCCACCAGTTCTGTTGTTGGTGCAGTCCGCCCTGGCACTGGCCTGAGCGTTGACGGCAGCGGCGTCCTTAACCACACCAATAGCGTTGCGGGCACCACGCAAAACGGCATCACTTTCGACGCGCAAGGTCATATCACCAATGCCACCGCACTGGTTGCAGGCGACATCCCAGACCTTCCAGCTACCAAGCTGACCAGTGGCTCGCTCGACATCGCCCGCATCAGCAACAACACCGTCACTGGCGCCAAGCTGGCCAACTACGCCATCACCAAGATCGGTGAGACGCAACCAACCGCTGATCAGATTGGTCAGTTCTTCTTCAATCCGCTCACCCGCGACCTCTTTCTCTGGGACGGTAACGTCTTCCAGCCCATCGGCATCTCGGTGGGTGAGATTATTTTCGCTGGCACGTTTGATGCCTCCGCCGGAAGCGGCAGCGGCCTGATCGCTACCGTCACCGCAGAAGGCACCGCCATCGGCCTGGTCGTTGGTCAGCCGCTACCTTCAGCAGCCACCGCCAACAACCGCTACTACTTGGTGGTCTCCGAGGCTGGCACGATCACCAGCGGCAACGCCCCGAACGTCGCACTGTCGCCACCGGACATTATCCTCTCCAACGGCAGCGAGTGGACTGAAGTTGACGTTAGCCAGACGATCACCAGCGTCACGGCCAACCAAGTTAGCTACACCCCCAGCGGCGGTCTTGCTGCTGTCAACGTCCAGGCCGCCATCGACGAGCTAGAAAGCGAAAAGCTCGCCAAGGCCGGTGGCACGATGACCGGCGAGCTGCTGATCGGCAGCGCCGGCAGCTTTGCGTTTGAGGGCTCCACGGCCAACGCCTACGAAACCTACCTAACTGCTACCGACCCGACCGCCGACCGGACCATCACTTTTCCGGACCAAAGCGGCAACGTCATCGTCAGCGGCAACGCCAGCATCGTCAACGCGGACATCAACGCCAGCGCCGCCATCGCCTTCAGCAAGCTGGCCGCACTGACCAGCGCCAACATCCTCGTCGGCAACAGCAGCAACGTAGCGACAGCCGTCTCCGTGAGCGGCGACGTGACGATCAGCAACACAGGCGTCACGGCCATCAGCACAGGCGTGATTGTTGACGCGGATGTCAACGCCAGCGCAGCGATTGCAGACACCAAGCTGGCCACGATCAGCACTGCCAATAAGGTAGGCATCAGCGCCATCGACATTGACGGCGGCACCGACATTGGCGCGGCTCTTGCCGACGCTGATTTGTTCTTGGTTGACGATGGTGGAGCAGGCACCAATCGCAAGGCCGCCGCAACCCGCATCACCGACTACGCCTTCGGAAAAGTCAGCGGCGATATTACCATCGGCAGCACTGGAACTGCTGCCATCGCTAGCGGCGTCATTGTCAATGCGGATGTCAACGCATCGGCGGCTATTGCTTACAGCAAGCTCAGCCTGACGGGATCCATCGTCAACGCTGACATTGGCGCTGCTGCGGCAATCGTTGACACCAAACTCGCCACCATCAGCACAGCGGGCAAGGTGGCTAACTCGGCCACGACAGCAACCAACGCCAACACAGCCAGCGCGATCGTCGCTCGGGATGCGTCGGGCAACTTCTCGGCCGGCACGATTACCGCAGCGCTGACGGGCAACGCCAGCACGGCGACCACGCTGGCTACAGCGCGCAACATCCAAGGCGTGAGTTTTAACGGCTCGGCCAACATCACCGTTGTTACCGCTGGCTCGGGCATCTCAGTCACGGGCACTGCGGTCGCCAACACCGGCGTGCTGTCGGTCAATGGCAGCGCTGGCGCGATCACCAACGTTGCCGTCACGAACGCGGCGCAGTCGTTCAGCGCAGCGCAGCGGGGCACCATCTCGGCGCTCACTGATGGCGCCACCATCACTCCCGACTTTGCAGCGGCCAACAACTTCAGCGTGACGCTGGCCGGCAACCGCACGCTGGCCAACCCGACCAACCTGACGGCCGGACAGTCGGGCTGCATCTGGATCACACAGGACGCCACCGGCAGCCGCACGCTGGCCTATGGCTCGCAGTGGGACTTCTCCGGCGGCACAGCGCCGACGTTGACCACTGCTGCCAACGCTCGTGATTGCATCGTCTACGCGGTGCAGTCTTCCACGCAGATTACCGCCACCCTGATCACCAACCTGAGCTGATGCTGGTCCCCGGTTCCGCTAACCCGCTCCTGCTTCGTAGTGCTGCTGCACCTGCCGCAGGGGGCATCTCACGCTCGCTGCGTTTCAATAGTAGTGACAGTGCCTACTTGTCCCGCACCCCCGCATCTGCTGGCAACCGCAAGACCTGGACTTGGGCGGGGTGGGTGAAGCTGGCATTAACAGCGACAAACGGCATGATCTGGACATGCTTGCGTCCTGGTGGCGGTGAAGGCGGCGGCATTTATTTCACTTCCGCTAATCGAATTGATGTCTACGAATGGAACGGTGGTAGTGTTAATTGGCGGGCACAAACATCAGCTTTATACCGCGATGTCGCTGCGTGGTTCCATCTCGTAGTCACGTTGGACACAACTCAAGCAACTAGCAGCAACAGGCTGCGGCTTTACATCAATGGCTCAGAAGTTACTGCGTTTAACTCGGTAACATACCCGTCTCAAAACTATGATGCATTTCTTAATAACAACGTCGCTCATTCAATAGGCCGCGAAGCGTCTGGTGCGTTTTATTTTAACGGCTACCTCGCCGACATCTACTTCATCGACGGCCAAGCGCTGACCCCCAGCAGCTTCACCGAAACCGACGCCACCACCGGCCAGCTCATACCCAAGGCGTTCTCGGGATCATACGGCTCACAAGGCTGGCATCTGGAGTT